AATCGCAGAGCCGTTTCCTACAGAGATGTCGCTGTCAGAGAACGCATCGAACTCGTCAGGTGCATAGTCTTTACCTGCTGTGTAGACTGCGGACACGCTAGGGAACTGATCCACAGCTTCGATCATCTCTGAGAGGGTGTTGAAGTCCGCAGGATCTAGTGTCTTAGATCCCGATACAATTAGCTCGCCTGTGTATGCTAGGTCCGTCGAGTTTGCCACGATGCTAGACACGCTACCGAAGGCAGATGTGCTCTGATCTGCGCTGTCTTCAGCAGAGAATGTGTACGATGCGGTGAGCGCGAGCCCGCTAAGGTCCTCACCGATCACCGTAACAATCACATCGGCTGTGTGTGCCGTACTACCAAGAGACAGCGTAAGCTCGCTGTCAACCACGATGTCAGATACATCGAATGTGACAGCGCCGTTGCTCATAGCCTCTTCTTGTGTCCAGCTGTAGATGATCCCCTCGATGCGGTTGCCTTCGATGCTAGAGACATCGAGCAGGTTGCCCTCGTAGCTGATTGAAGCGACATCGTCGCTCTCGATGCCCTCGAACACCTCAGAGACGCCGTCACGCACGACCGTGATGTTCACTTGGTCTGTGCTCGTGTTCTCAATGGTGACCTGTGTGCGGTTACCCTTACTACCCCATACCTTACTCTTGAGAATAAGCGCAGGGGCTGAGGGCGTACCTGCGTCATCAATGCTGAGCTGAGCCTGTGTAGTAGGAGCCACGTTGAGCATCGTAAGTGTGTTCGCACCTGCTGGTACGCGCTCATCGAGAGAAGGAGCGAAGGCCACCTTACCAATGTGCGCGAGCTCACGGTCGCTGTGATCGTACCGTACCAAGCTCTGTGCGCTGGTGAAGGTAAGCGCCTCATTCTGCTCGAATGAAGGGAAAGAACCGACGAGACAGACGTTACCAGTACTCGCCTCTTGTCCACCGAGCGCAGATGCGTCAATCTCTGCGTACACCGCAGGACGGTAGACCTTTAAGCCGTTGAGATTCAATGAACTAGGCATAAATGCTCCTAATTGTTCGATGGGACAGAAGGTGTGACACCGCCCTGTATTCCTTCGTCGGTCGTGTATGTGTCACTTAATACTAGCACATTATCAAGTGCATATGTCGATGTGTCTCCGTATTCAGCGTTCGGCGGAATAGAGATTTGTACTTGGTACTCACCCCTCACCCGCTGGCGCTTTACATAGATCCCTAGCTCCTCGCTCGCGAGCTCCTCTTCGGGAGTCAGCGGGTCAGAGCCGTCGTATCGGAACACATGATACCCAGCACGGTGCATTGGTCTACGAGCGAGCGCGAGAGACGCTCTACAGAGCACATGGTACACACGCGCCATGTCAGGAGAGCGTGCGAACAGCGCCAGCTCCACCGACTCAGCGATCATATACGTGTCGAGCGCTCGTCCTTCTGAGTCTGTACCGCCGTAGTCTGATAGTAGCTCTTGGGTCACCGTCTCAGACTGAGGGATGACTGTGATCAATGGAGCTTGCGCTGTGCCCTGCGCGTGACGTGAGCGCACCGAAGGGTAATGGTCACCGCTGAAATCATTGAACCACGCAGTCAATGTAGCAGGGCCAACGCCCACAAAGAGCCTGTTAAACTCTGTCTCACGCTCTTTGTAGTATTTGAGTCCTGCGTTGATCGCTTGGATAACATGGAGATCAAGAATCATCGGTATACCTGTTGGATAAGAGCAGGGAGACGCTGAGCGACCTTATCAATGTACCTACGCGCTGTCACGCCCTTAGACATCCAAGGCTTACCGTTCATCGAAGCGCGTCTCCATGTACGGTAGCCCGATGTTTGTGCGACCATCTGCGGGCCACTCTTACCGCTCCTCATCGAGTACCCTGACACAAGACGCACCATGCCCGCTAGTGGGTCAGATGCGTGGTGAGGCTGAAGCTTCGCTACGGTGTTCTTAGGGAACCTACCGCCCCAGCTTGTCCCTTGTGGCGTGCTGATCGTTGGCTTCAAGCGCGATGCTCTACGGTACGCCCTCTGTCCGCCCATCTTTGTAATGCTCTCTTTCGTATGATCAAAAGGAACATTGAGGTACAGCGCTCCGTTCTTACCTGTCCGTATGTTGCGCGTAGACGCTCGGAGCAAGAACATACGCACGTCATACGGGCCACTAGAGCCAATACCGCTCGGACCCATACCCTGCTCTACAATGTGAGCTAAGATCGACGTAGAAGGGGACGCAGGGAGCCCACAGATGAATCCCTTCGGCGTGACGTTTCTAATCTGTAGACTGTTCATGTACGCTTGTCGAGTCTTACTCAGCCCTCGGCGGGCATGGGAGCTCCACTCTGCAAGCGTTAATTCAGCGAGCGTCTGTACACGAAGGAGCGCTGTGTCTTGAGATAGCCCTAAGTTATTTACGAGCTGGCTCATCTGTACTTGCAAGTTAGCCATGATCGTACCCCATAAACTCAAGCGAACAATGTGCTTGGATAGGGAGCATCAACGCGCTCTCTGTTGGCGCTTTGCGCTTCGTGATCGAGTCACGGTGCGTATGGGGGCGCTCTGCCACATAGTACCTCGGACGCGCATAGTACGTGATGCTGTACCTAGCCCCTTCCACAGGAGCTGTATCTAACGCATCGCCGAGCGTGAAGTCGATCTTACCGTCTGTTACTACAAAGTCTGCGCCCTCTACGAGCACATCAGCCTCTGTACTTAGCCCATCGAGCCCTGCTCGCTGGAGTCTTGTCACGCCGAGGCTTGTCTCGCCGTCAATCAAGTCTAGCGTCCTCGCTTGAATCGGGTAACGAAGCGACTCAATCGCATTTGATGTGCGCACCTTCGTCTCTCGGAACACCATCACGCTGTTCTGTACAGTAAAGCGGTCCCCATACGCAGGTAAGTGCTCAGGCAATAAACTTACGCTGACCATGCCCCTCGCGTATTCTCCGTACATCGAGAACAGGTCTGTCTTACTACTGCCCCCTGTCACAATGGCCCTAATGTCCTGCTCGGAGTGCCAGTAATACCCTTTACCGTCACACAGCGGACAATCAACACGCGCTTCTCCGGTCGTAGTAGTCGTTGTCTCGATCAACCCTACGTCCCAGTTAGATGAAGGCTGAGAACAAGGACACTCTGCACATTGTTCCCACGTTAAATCGACCCCCTTCGCAAACACCATCTTGCGATACTCCTCCATGTCGAAGTCAACACGGGGTCGGATCTTTACAGGTCTGCGGGAAGGGAGCTGAGTCATTATACCACTCCGAACTGAGCCATCGTGTACTGCGACTTAAGCGCTTTGATGACCTTCTCGTACTCTTTGCCAAGGTCGTGCGCTCTAGCGCTGTAGCCGTTGTACATCGCAGAGCTCGTAGTGTCGATGTTCTGCGAGAGTCCATCTACGCTCAGAGATTGGCTCGCGATACCCGCACCAAGGATCAAGTCACCGGCAACGTGTAGCAGTAACAGCGTAGCCCCTTTGATCCCGATAGCGTGCTTGAGATCCGCAGGGAGTGTGTCTGCGGTCCATGTCACCTCTGTGTCAGAAGGGAAAGCTGTGGGCACCGTGAGTGTGAAGCCCTCTTGTCCCTTTGATGTGACACGCGCAGAAGCGAGGTTCGTAGTCACATTGTACTTGAGCAAGATCCTTGGATCTAGGTCGATACGTACCGATGTCTCTCCCGCAGGGAGCGTTGCTGTACCTTCCCTAGTCTCGAAGCCCGCCGTGTAGTCGATCTCGAAGTAGCTAGGGATATATTCACGGTCCTCATAGATCCCATAACCGCCCATCAAAGGTACACCAGCGGTGAAGAAGTAGCTACCAAGTGACTCCTGTGACGGGATCAGGTTGAATTGACCATGCGTGTTCGATGTGAACCGAGCCCAGCTCGTTGGAATATCAACCCCATCGTATGAGCCGAACTTGATACGCATCGCGTCGATTCGCTGGACTGGCCTGTTGTCGAGTCTAAAGGGCCAATAAGAGAACCGATTCTGCCTCTCAGCGTCGTGTCCCTCTTGGGTCACCGTGAACGGCTCAATACAAACCCCAAGGTCGCTCTCAACGTGCCTAATAGACGCTTGGATAGACTGCTCAAAGATCACATCGGGGAAGGGTGACCCATCGTCTAACGTTAGGTCAATTCCCAATAAGAACGTGTCTTTGAGCCATTGGTGCGTGATCTGATCGTAAATACCACCGCTCATCGGCACGTTCTCCTGTTATTTTGTCGCAGATTTGCGCGTCACGCGCCTCCGCTTCGGTTTTGCCTCATCAGACGCAACAGCGTCCTCTGAAGCTATGTCCTGTGTGACAGGCTCTTGTGCCTCAATCGGAAAGAACCCAGTCACGTTCCCGTAGCGCTGTAGGACCTTCAACGCATACTCGGACGGTGACACCACGACACCCTGCTCATCGAGCTCGATATGACCGCTACCGATCTGAATCTTGCATGATTTTAGCGTGTCGTGTTGCCACATTCGTCAGACTCCTTACGCGATGGTGTCGAGCATCCCGCTAGTCTCGGTGACACCAGCGTTCTGAAGGACCCACATCTTGCTTGGGACCTTGACGATAGGTGACCCGAAGAGCATGAGAAGGAAGGGCTTCGACGTAGCGACCTCGGCGAGAGGACGGCGGAAGAAGTCGAGGAGACGAGCGAACTCAAGTACATCGGGGTCGTGCTGGACGAACACGATCTTTGAGCAGTTAGGGCGGACCGCGTTGCTGTCGATGAAGGTGGTCGCGCCAACACTCTGTGCCTTGATCTCGCCGATGAGTGAAGCAGACTCTGCGAGCCCACCTGCCTCGGTGCGGTAGATCTTGAAGAACACAGCGTCAGACTGGTTCGCGATGGTGAGGGTGACGATGTCATCCTGACCGACCGTGACAGCAGAGCTGTCAACAGGTGCGCTGTAACCGCTGTTGTTGACTGCGACCACACGGTAGATGTAGTCACCAGCGTCCGCGCTGTCGAACTTGCTAGAAGCAGGAACGTTAGAAGCCACAGCAGAGCTGAGGGTTGCGTTCGCAGGTGCGCCGTTGGTTGCACTAGCAGAGCTAGGTGCCTTGTAAGCGTTGAAGAGGAACGGAGCGCTCTTGACAGGTACTGGACCGTAAGGGCTCTGAATCTCAAGCTCACGCACGCCGTAGCTCAGACCCTGTGAAGAGCGAGCAACGCCGAACTGATCGTGGCGTCCGAACTGGACTGCGAACTTGATGAGCTCTGCGTGGATGCGGGGCTCAACGTAGATGCAGTCAGGACGCCCGAAGCGAGGAGCGCTTTGGAGCTCTGAGAGGACCTCTTGGAGGAGGCGAGGAGTAGGAGACTTACCAGCGAGGTCGAAGGTGTTCGCACCGCTGTTGTGTGACTCAATCTGCTTGATGATACCGTTGAACGCGAGAGGGTTTACGTCCTCGTCTGCGTGCCACAGGCTACGCTCAAGCTTGCTGAGGAGGCGGAGAGTACCACGCTCAGTCTCAGATGCGATAGCGTTGCTCTGATTGCCGATCAAGCCGACGAGTGAGCCGACATCGGTGACCTCACGGCGCTCTGCCATGTACTTGATCTTGACGCTCTTGCGCTCGTAGCTAGAGCGGTTGGTGGTGCCACCTGAACCCTCAGCGATGAACGCCTCAAGGTCAAGACCGTGGTCGTTGATGACTGCGTACTCATGGAGAGTGTTGGTCACGTTGATCTTTGGGATCGCGGGCCAAAGCGCGAGCTCCTTCATGGTGAAGGTAGCTGACGCCAAGGTGTTCTCAATGCTCTGTGGGACGAGTGGGCTGAGTGAGCCCGCATCGCCACCGACGGTGCCCGCAGGGGTCTGATAACCAGCGTTAGCAGACTTACGGAGAGCGTTGTTGAGCGCGGAGAGGTCCGCGACGTTGACCATGCTGTTTGCCTCAGGGATATTAAACATAGTGCGGACTCCTTATTTATCCGAGATCACTAAACTGTGAGAGAGGAGCACCAGCCTCAAGCTGGGCGATGGTGGTACGGAGACGGTAGCGAGTGCTTGCGTCTGTCTGTGGGTCTTGGAGCTTCGTAAGCGCCTTGCTGATCATGTCACCGCGAGTAGCGGTAGGTGCAACTGGGGTAGAAGCGACAGGAGCAGAGGTGACTGCGCGTGGAGGCATAGGTGCCTCGACAACAGCGTTCAGGCTCTTGCTCATGTTGCCTTGCTCGGCCTTCATGTTCTTCATCTCGACGAGCATAGCCTCGACGCCCTGAAGGAGCGCGTCAAGACGCTCGTTCATGTCGCTGACTAGACGGTCGGTGTGGTCAGCCATAGCCTTCATCGCCTCTTCGAGGTCGATGAACTCCTCGTCATCACCCTCTGCGTCCTCAGCCATATCGTCGGCCTTGTCCTCAGAGCCCATGTCCTTAGCCTTCATCTCCTCAGACTCCATGTCATCGGACTTAACGCCCTTCTCCATGTCCTCGTCCTCGGCAGAGTCGGCCTTTGCGTAGGAGTCCTTATTCATCGCCTTAGCGAGGCTGTCGAGCGCGGTGGTGAGCGCATCGGTTTCGACCTCTTCAGCGACAGGGGCAGACACCTCTGTCTCATTGAGCGCCTCCGCGCTCTTGTCAAGCTCGTGCTCGTTCATTGTAGTCTCCGTGAAAAGTGGATAAAAGTATTGTCAAGTATTTTCAGCGTGTTTGCAAGCTGTTTGCATACGCGATGATCTTAGTAGTCACGTCATCAAGCGCTGTAGCGTCGATGTCAGGGAAGCGCTCACGCAGTAGTCGCTTTACCTGTTCGCGAGACATTGTACGTTTTGGCTCGCCCTTTTGTACCTCTCCGTCAAAAGTAGCAGAAGCGAGCTTCTTACGCTTACGCCCTTCAAGGCTCTCCTGCATCAACGCGCTCAGCGAGGCGTCTGCGTCAGGGATCGGAGCTTCTTGGTAGCCGATGTTCGCGCCCATAGAGCGAGCGATCAGCTCTAGGTTTGTATGCGGGTTGACTGGTGCGCTGGTGATCGCGACATTGAGCACACGGGCTTTGAGCACCTTCTTAGGGTTCTTAGGGCACCGCTGGAGCACTTGACCCTCGATACTAAAGCCAAGTGTACGTGCGCCACCTGCCTTCTTTAGTGCCATCGCCGTCTCATACACTTGTTTGCCTAGCTCTTTTGCGAGGTACAAGATCCCCTCGACCCGTGTACGGTTATCATCCACAGGCTCCACCTTCACAGGGTGACCAAGTACAGCGCTCGGACCTTGCTGGTGCTCATGGTTAAACCAACCGTGACGGAGAAAATAAGACCAGTCGAGCCCATCTTGTGCGATGCTCTCCCCCTCGAAGTCCAAGTCATCAGTAGAGCAGATACCACCGATCTCCGCTGTGACCTTCTCTTCGTCCTCTGCTTTGCTCAGCGTGTCACTAAACGAGACAGGGACCCAGCGAGCAAAGCAGTCAAAGCTCTTACTAGTCTTTTCCTCTTTGTCCCCTGTAGCTTCTTCGATCTTACCAACAAGGAAGTCGTGGTCCTTCAACCATTTTTTGAACTCCTCGACGGTCATCTCATCGGCCTTTGCGCGTAGACTCTGTACCTCGCTCTTACCGTCCTTGATACCAAGGATGAACGAGAGGCCCTTCGGTACCCCTTCGGGGGTGAACCTACGGAAGTCATCATAGAGCGCAGGGTCAGTCTGTCGTGCTGTGTGCTCGTTAGGATATGGCATTATTCCTCGTCCTCTCGCTCAAGTGTACCTTCCTCGGTCACAACGAAGCCGAGCGGTACGATGATCGTATCACACCTACAATTTGGGTGCATAGGCCACACGGTAGGTTGCCATTGTTTACGGGTCTTACCTACGTTCGTGCCATTGCCGACGATCTCCGCCACTTTGAACACCTTCGGCGTGCCTTCAGGAGCGAACGCCTCACGGCAGTATTCGCACGCATCACTCTCAGGGATACGAGCGATCTGTGCATCATCGCCATGTACCCTCAGCGCATAGTTTACACGCCCCTCGTTGTGTGACGCTTGGAGCTCCGTTGTCGCGATCCGTAGCCAGTTATGTGCATAGTGCTCGGTGCGGTCCGCCAATGTCCGAGCAAGCGCTCTCGCGTCTCTGTTCGTAGCCAACGAGTTAGCGAGCTCCTCACGGACGATCTCTAACTTACGCTGGCGCTCTTTCGCGTCAGCCTCAGTAACGATCTGATCGCCGTACCACTCCTCCGCTACGACCTTGCTTAGGTCCTCATGCAGAATGTTACCTAAGCCACGAATATACTCACCACCTCGATGGATCGCTCGCTCATAGCCCGCTGACTCTGCGGGGCTCATCCAACTCGGTGGCTCTACGGGGGGGTGTGCGCTGTATTCAACGGGAGGTGCTTCAATGTTCGCTCCGTTTACCTTACGCGCTTCAGCCTCCTCGCGAGTCATTGAACGTAAGTCCTCACGCTTCACTTGAACCAATGGAGCCCAACGCTCTATCCCCCACTCTCTCATCTGTGCTCGCGTCTGCGGGTCTACCTCATCCATCAGCGTACCTGCGATAGCAGAGAACTCTACTGGGTCGATGCTCGTTGAACCTACCTTCATACCCTGCATGGTATCCTCGGTTAGTAGACCCGCATCCACTAGCTCACCGATACGCTCTGTCGTAAGCCCTGAGTGCTCTGCGCCAAGGAACTCCACTAGGAAAGCGTCGTGGTGCAACAACGTAAGCCGTAGCTCTTCTTCAAGTAACTCAGCCTTCGTCATCAGAACCTCCTGTCCGGTCCGCCAACGCCTCGATGTCCTTAGCCAGCGCACTCAAGCGCTTCATGTACAAGTTAGACGCTTGCTCTGCCAGCTCTAGTACCAAGTCAACCTCGCCCCCTCTACTCCCCTGTGCCTTGCTCATAAGATCAACGCTCTTATTAGCCTTATTGCGAGGGTGACTATCGTGCAAAAGATCGTTGTCTTGAGTGAACTTAGGGTTACCACCGCCCATCGCGATCTCTAAGAACGCATTGACGCGAGCATACGCCCAGCTCTGACGGTTCTGTGACGGTCGGTGAGACACGCTAAATGCCCCCGCGCCACGCCGAAACACACTTTTTAGTGTAGCCAGCGACACCTTCTGCCACTTGTGCTTCGTCTTTTCGTTGTGTGCCTTCACCTTATCGCGTAACGCATCCTCAATCTGCTTCGTTACTTTGATCTTCGCACCGCTGGTGCGGGAGCTCGCTGAGCCCTTTGGGTTCTTCTTGCTACCACGGACCCGTTCATGTGGCTCTGCGGGTGTGTCGGCACGCTCCCCCTTCGCCTTACTTAGCCCCTCAGTCAGCGCGACCTCCGCGATCATACGCGCCACGCGCTCGATACGAGAGGTAAGATCATCGACGCTTAGCTCCGTGAGCTCCGCTGGGGTTGCCTCAAGATGTAGTTTCATCGCTACCTCGCCCTGTGTACATCGTGACTAGGCTCTTACGGAGCTTCCTCTTACGGGCTTTTCGCTTCTTTGCCCTCGGCGGGCGTGTGCGCTCTTTCTTCTCAGCGGGCTTCTTCTCTGCTGGCTTGCTCTCGGCGGGCTTCGTTTGCTTCTTTGGCACCTTCTTAGGGACTTTCTTGAGCTTCTCTCTTTGCTCTGCTCGCTCTTTAGCGAGCTTCTCTTTGTGCTCCGCTGTCTCGCGCTTCAGCTTCTCTTTGTGCTCCGCTGTCTCGCGCTTCAGCTTCTCTTTGTGCTCGCGTTCTTGCGCTCTTAGTTTCGCCTTCTGCTCTTGCGCTTGCTTCTTACGCTCCGCTATATCTGCCTTCTGCTTAGCCTTCTTCTCTTCTGCTAGTTTCTTGCGTGCAACGTCTTTTCGCTTCTTCTCTTCGGCCTTATTTGCTTTCGCTTCCTTCGCCTTCTTATCGCGCTCTGCTTTCGCTTCTTTCGCCTTCTTATCGCGCTCTGCTTTCGCTTCTTTCGCCTTCTTATCGCGCTCTGCTTTCGCTTCTTTGCGCTCGGTGGCTTTCTTATCCTTTGCCTCTTGTAATTTGGCCTTGCGCTCTTCTGCCCGTTGCTCTTTACGGACCTGTGCTTCTTCTCTTGCTTCTTGAGCCCGCTCTCGTTCTTCTCGACGGAACTCGAACTCCTTCTCCGCTTGCTTCTTTGCCTCCTCTTCTTTGCGGGCCGTATCTTCCTTATTCTCTTGTTCGCGCTGTTGTTTTTGCGTTTGTTTTAAGCGCTCTTTTTCCGCCCGATCCCTCTCACGCTGTTGTTTCTCCTGAGCACGCTCTTCTTCGCGCTGTTGCTTAGCTTCTTCGCGCTGTTGCTTCTCCTGAGTGCGCTTCTCTTCTTTCTGCTTCCTAGCCTCGTTCCTCAGCTTCTCTTTTATCTCGCGCTCCACCTTCTTACGCTCTTCGTTCTTGGCGCGAGCCTCTTCCCTGTCTTTGTTCAACGACTCACGGATCTTCGCCTTAGCCTCTTGGACAGCCTCGCGGTCCATCTTGTTCAACTCGCGTTTGCTGAACCCTTCGACCTCTGCCACGCTGACAGCGTTCGGGTCGTTGGTAGTCAATGTCCTGTACGACTCTGTTGCGAGAAGCATGAGGCTCAATGCAGTCGCTTTGCCGATGTCCTTCAGCGGGAGTCGTAACTCATCTCCTTCAACCGATGTCGTGTTTTTTACAGCGTCCCCTACAGGGCCTAGACCCTCTGTCTCACCAAGCGCCTCGATGAACGTACTCAGCTCCTCCGTGGGCGCATCTTCTACTGGCGTCTCGTTGAACTCTACTGGAGCAGTAGACACACCTTCAAATGTTGGTGCGTGTACTTGTGGAGCTTCGTTCAACGCATCTACATAGGGCGCTCCCCACTCATGGTTCTCATCGTTCGGGTCAAGGTCAGGGAGTGGAGTAAAAGCAGAAGCGTCGTCCGTTGGAGCATTTTGTGCATATGACGAATACTTTTCCAACATCGTGTCAAGTATCTGATTTTCTAGATCATCGTCTAAAAGATCCATGAACTGACCGAATTGCTCCTGTGTGAGGCGAGAGGTGAGGGACAGTCCTTGAAGCTCAGGCACCATTGAACCGGCGTGCTCTGCCATCAAGTCAATAAACGAAGAGCGATCTAACTCGCCTAGACCCATTTGCTCAGCTACTACTTTAATCTCAGAATCGAGTGGTGCTTGTCTTGTACTAGAGTCTGCTTCTACGCTCGACGTTTTCTGCTCTCCATCCTTACGCCGTAGGTTTTTCCTTTTGTCCCTACGGTAAATGTACCGATAGCCCATCTTGCCTCGGCGAGCGACAGGGATGCGACGGATATACTTATGGCCCGCTTGCTCACCGCCCGCCTTCTTCATCTCATCGTCAGCACGCTCCATTTGAGCATAGACCTTATTGGCCCAGCGCTCCCCTGCGTCACCGCCCCAAAGTAGCCATGAGATATATGACGCGCTGGTCTTATCTTTATGGTGCTCTTTGTATGCTGAATGACGAGCGAAGAACGCACGCATACGACGGACAGTACGGGGAGACACACTCGCTCCTGAAGCGAGGTTCGTCGCTCGCTGTACTCCGCTACCGATTCCATGCTTACTGGCTTGCTGTGTACTCAGCCCACCGCGCTTATGTTCCCTACGTAGCTTTAACCCACGCTTCGCCTCTTCACGCACACCCTTCGGCGGGGTGAAGTTTATGTGGTCGTACCGAGCGGGAACGGCCTTTTTGAACAGGGTAGCGGTGAGCTTCTTGTACATAATTAGAGCTCCACAGAGACGTGCACGCGCCTCGCTTTGAACGTGTCCTCGAAGGGGTTGGTGCGCTCCTCTTGTTGCTCCGTCTCCTCGAAGTCAGAGCCCTCTTCGTCTTGTTGCTCTGTCTCCTCGAACCCTGCGCCCTCGTCCTCTTGTTGCTCTGTCTCCTCGAAGCCCTCTTGCGCTGTCTCGGCACCCTCTTCCTCCTCGAAGTCAGCACCCATATCACCCATGTCACCGAGCGACATTCCGGTGATATACGTTTGATTCAGAACAATATCGCCACCCTTCTCAAGTGGCTCAAGACCATTGAGCGCACGCACCTCGTTGATCGTCATATAGTGCTGGACCTTCTGCATATCCGCCTGAAGCTTAGAGTCAGCGTCCTCGCTGTCTAGTCCAACGAAGCGCAGAGACAAGTCAGGGTCAATCTCGTGAATGATCCAGCGATTGATCCACCCTTGCACCTGACGAAGTAGCGGACGCAACCCCCGATCCCTTGAAGCCAAGATGCGCTGTTCGGGACCACCTTGGCTGATT